CCATAATGTCTGAATCAAATGGTAATGGATTTACCACTAAGCAATATTTAGAACTCATTAAAGAAGGACAGGCAGAATTGAAATCAGAATTAAAAAATATTAATCAACGCATTGATGTATTACACGAGAAGGTCAATGCAAAAATAGACAAGTCAGAATTTTATAAAACACTTTTACTAATAGCAACAGTAGTTTCGTTAGTTGGTGTATTCACATTAGGAAGTTAAATGGCTAAGATATGTGTATGGTAAAACAAAAAGAAGATGGTTCGTTTGTGCAGATATGTAACTGCAAGAATGGAAGTGGTAATTGTGAAAATAATAAGCAGAGATAGTTGGGGAGCTAAACCTAACAAGACAAAGTTTAGTAAACTAGGAGAAGTAAAAGGTTTAGTGGTGCATTGGTCTGCATATCCTGTAGCTATAGGTAACCAAGCAGAGATAGACCAATGTAAGAAGATACAAAGACTACATCAAGAAGATAGAGGTTGGAATGATGTAGCATATAACTTTTTAGTAGGAGATACAGGACAGATTTATGAAGGTAGAGGATTTGGAAACAGAAGTGCAGCACAAGGTGGTAACAGTAGGCAAGAGATTAATTACAATAACAAGCATTATGTTGCTGTGTGTTGGCTTGGTGGCTCCAAGCCTGAAGACCAGCCATCTGCTGAAGCTCGTGCAGCCATTTCTTGGCTCTACGAACAAGTAGGTGGTGAGCTTAGACCTCATAGTTCTTTCAAACAAACTGATTGTCCAGGAGATGCTTGGCGACAATGGATTATAGAGAAAAAAACAGCAACTATAGATGAACTAAAGAAAGCTACAAACATAACTGCTGAAGATTTATCTAATGCAAGTGGTCCAGAGATGGTACACCCACATTTTATTCAAAAGAAGTTAGACATAATCATTGCTAAACTAGAGAATATAGAAAACAAATTAAAGTTAGGAAGAATAATACAATGAGTGATGAATTAAAAGATATGTTAGAGAGAGCCTTATGGACATTTATTGAGGCGTTTCTATCTGCTTTAGTCATAAGCCCAATCGCTGGTATTGAAGCTAACGCACTACAAATTGCAGCTATTGCAGGTGGTGGAGCAGCTTTATCAGTAATCAAAACATTTGCAAAGAAAAAAATTAGTTAGCTGAAATAGTCATAGCCATACTGTATAATAGTATTAACAGAAAGGGCTGATATGACACAAGAACTAGGTAATAATTATTACAAGTCTGGTTGGCAACCGTCAATAGAATTTGATGAATCAACTGGTAAAGGTGAAGTAACTTATGTAGGTACTGACCCTAATTATAAAAATAAGTATGATGACATACTTCGTGGTTGGGGGTTTGACCCTAACTATTATCAAATAGAAGGCACAGTTCGTGCATCATCTTGGGAAGCACAATTAAAAGGTGGACAAACTACCACCTTCTACGCATTTAAAGGCATTGTAAAGCGTAAAAATCCTTCCTTAGATGAGTACTTTGATGAACTGCTGTCGTTGTTTAAACATAAACCTAAATTAAAAGATACTAATTACGGTGGTGATACAGCTTTCATATATACAATGGCTGACTGGCAGTTAGGTAAGGCTGACTATGGCGTTGAGAATACCGTTAATCGCTATGATATAGCCCTTGAGAGAGCAGTAAAACAGATTAAGGCACTCCGTAAGGCAGGTACAAATATAGATGAAATATACCTATTAGGATTAGGTGACCTTACAGAAAACTGTGACCAGTCTTTCTACAGCTCAATGCCTTTTAATGTCGAGCTCTCTCTGTCTCAGCAATATAGATTAGCTAGACAAATGATAATGAGAACTATTGATACATTCTTACCACACGCAGATAAGATTACAGTTTGTGGAATCGGTGGTAACCACGGTGAAATGACTCGTAGTTCTAAAGGACAAGTATTATCAGATAGATTAGATAACTCTGATATGATGCACTTTGAAGTTGTTAAAGAGATACTTGCACAGAATGAGAGATATGACAAAGTAAACGTCATACTTCCAACTGACTATCATCACTTGCTAGAGATTAAAGGTAAAGCTGTAGCGATTACTCACGGTCATATGACTGGTGGTGGTGCTGGTCCAGAGGGTAAGATTATGAAGTGGTGGCAAGGTCAGATGTTTGGTTGGTTACCTAGTGGTGCTGCTGAAATATTAGTAACTGGACATTATCATCATCCAAGAGTTTTAAAACAAGGTAAGAGAACTTGGATGCAATGTCCTAGCATAGATGCTTCTAAAGATTTTACTGCAAGAACTGGAATGTGGAATGAACCAGGAGTTCTCACATTCACAGTTAATGCAGATGGTTGGGATAATTACAGAATATTATAAACAATAGGTAGCAATTTCTTTTAATGGAACGAGTACCATTTCAGATGCGTTATCGTCACCACCGTTTACAACGTTATTAAGATGATAATGTTTTCTTGTTAGTTTCTTTAATTCATCAACAGGTATTACATAAAACATTACTGCATCACCATCTATTGTTAATACTATGCCCCAGTATTTTGCTTTGGTTGTACTGATACCACTTAACTTACCTCGACACCTAAACTCTACAGCGTGATTGCCTGTTGATTTCCATATATCACGTTCTGTTTTAACTTCAATGTTCTTTCCTTCGTAAAACTCTTTAAGTTGTTGTTCATAAGTTTCACCAAAAGGTAAGTCGATGTCGTAAAATTTATTGTACTTCATACATTGCGTACTTAACTGTTAGTTCCTCTAATGGTTCAATATCTCGTTCGGGAACTAAAAACTTCTTACTTCCTACTGTGTATAAACCACAGTTAGGGTCTTCACTATGATTAATAAATCCACCAAGTGGTGTTCTTATGTAATCATTCTCTTCACCTTGCAAATAATAATGAGTCATACCCAATGATTTACTTGCAGGTATTTCTTTAAGAGCAAATAAACCAAGCCCTTCTATCTTACTGGGCATAATTGTAAGACAGTCGGGCAAAGGTCTATACACAGTCCTCTATCTCGTGTGCCATACAACCTACACAACGACCATCATAATTTAATGTTGTTTGTGGTGGCTCACCACATTCTATACACATTATTCTTCCTCTTGTGTGTTAGTAAGTATCTGTATGTTAGGAAGTATTGCAAGTAGTTGCTGTTGTCCAGTAGGTAACAATATACTTTTACCCATAAACAAAGGCACTTCCTTTTCATTTCTTCTGTTTAATAATTCTGCAATCAACATACCTTCTGTTGCTTTGCTTAACATTACATCAATCATTATTTCTCCTTAATATTTTCTAGCGTAACTGTTAAGTAGATATCCTACTTCTTTTAATATTACTTCGTTGTCTTCAAAGTCTGTTGTCTTCGGAAGCCATCTCTTGTGCCAGTTAAAGGCATAATCTACTGCTACTAAATCATTTATATTCCAAACCATAAGTTTTCTTTTATGTTCTGTTATATATAAAAAGTCTCTTCCTGTTCTTATAGAGTCTTCTAAATTTATATCAAACTTATATTTCTCTATCATCCAAGAATCATAATTTTTATCTCTTGATTTTATCTCTACTATATACTCACTACTTTGTGCATCATAAGTAGCAAATGGATTATCAGACGTTTCTATCAATGGTTCGTTAGCTATGTGTATGCTATTCCATCTATCTATAACTTCTGTTTGTGTTAACATTCTATGTACTCCTTACACTCCTTGCAATATCCGTTTTCAATATGACTTGGTTCACCAAATATATTGTACTCACCGACATTGCAGCTTTTACATTTCAAAATATATCTCCTTGCATATCTTTGAATTTCTTCTGCTCATCTACTGATTGCAACATTGCGTGACAAGTTTCCCACGTCCATTTGTATGGGTTATCTTTGTCTGTTAATTTAAATCTCTGACCACAAAAGATGTTACCTTCTGAGTCAGAGTATTTAATCTTATCCGTGCTGTTGCACAAATAAGCAGCCTTGCATTTTCTATCAGGCTCAGGTGGAATATCAAAGTTATGATTTGGAAATCTTTTCTTTAATTTTTCTTTTAGTCTCTCAACATTAATTGAGCCACTTACAGGTTCTAAATCCATCCTGCAGGAAAGTCTTCATTACCTATGTACCAACCTTTACCACAACCGTTGTTGTCACCGTAGTTACTACAAGCAAAGTCTGGTATCTTTGAATACTTAGGGTCAGATTCTTTTTTATCTCTGTTGTCCTCTATGTAATCAGATTCATTACACTCTGGGCATACATTTTTGTTTTCTATTTCACCAAAGACTTCCTCAACAAGTTCTATGTCTGTAACTTGCAATGACTGAGTAAACATATCTTCTGCTCTAGTCATAAAAGTATCTATGTTGCTCTTTGTCCACATATTTACATCTGAACTAGCAATGCCATTATCAACTAGCTCATCGTATACTTTCTTTTTAACAGTCTTTCTAACTTCTTCATCAGTTATCATTGCTTCAAGTAATGTATTAATTTGAGTTGGTACATTACTCTTTGGCTCTGAAACCATTTCATCTATTACTTTATTCATAGCTTCTTCTTGTTCCTTAGTAGGTTTGACTACTGGTTTCTTTTCTACTTGAACCTTTGACATTTCTTCTGCACTAGGTCTTTTCTTAGTATTGCCTTGATACTTCCAGTTAGCTAAAGCTCTTCCTATAGCAGATGTTTCGCAATTTTCCATCCAAGCATCAGCATTTGCAAATCCACCTTGTCCTTTTACTTCTTGTGCAATACCAGTTGCAACAGGATTAGCGTCTTCTTTATCTGCATATACCATAGCTTTTACGATGACCATTGAGCCATCATCACTTGTCTTTACTACTTCTGTCCAGACTCTACCATTTGGATTATCTTTCCAGAATTTCTTTAATCTGTCTTCTACCATTTCATAATCGTTAGGATTAAACTTCGGCATTAGTCACCTCTTTCTTATCTTCTGTGCATATGTAATGCACCATTTGTCTTGTGATACCACAGACATTTGCAATGTGTATCATACTTGCTTTATGTTCGTGATATAACTTTTTTATTATTTGGTTACGAATATCAATGTATTCCTTTTCCATATTTTTTATCTTAGATATTTCCTCTGACGTTTCTTTCAGAGACTCAAATAGCATATCGTATTCACGTTTCATTTGAGTTGTTGTTATATTTTCCATAGCATTAGCTAGTAGAACGTCATCTTCCACGATGCTCCTTTCTTTTATTTTATAAAGTGTTGTCTTCTTTTTGTGCCTTGATGAGATATACATTACCTTGTCTATCTCTTCCTGTAATTCGTAGTCTCATCTTTTCACAAAATCTTATTGCATCTTTTGTTGATTCAAAACGTACTACGTTACTGTGATAAAGAACTGCAATCGTGTTACATTCTTTAGGCACATCAAGTATTGTTGTACTCATAGTTTCATTATAGTAAAGTTATTTAACTTTTGTTAAGTCATTTTTAAAATTTATTTTACATACTAAAAAGCCCACCGAAGTGGGCTAATTAGTTCGTACCATACATAAGGGGTATATGTTACTCGTCTAAAACTCCTAACATTTTAGCTAATGCTAATTCATCTTCTAGTTCTATTTGCTTGTTATGTTTTAATCTTCTAACTTCACCAGATATCCACCAAGCTACAGCTAATAAACAAGCTAGTGCAAATATAAATGTATTCATTCTTTTCCTTTCTTTATATTATTTAAGTATATATTTTGTAATTGTTTAGGCAGTTTAGTCATAGATATAAACATTTGTGAATTGCATAATGGTCCCTCGTGTTCTAGTACCTCTTGCATACTATCGTCACCATAAATAATATCTAAACTCTCTACTGGTTCTAATGTTTTTTTATTTACAATTACATAATCAGTATCATATAATTTCATATGTCCCTTTTCTTTTGCTTATCTTTATAGATAGCTTGTAGCACACAGTTAGCGTACCAAACTGGAATTACATTGTTTATATGGTATTTCAAATCTCTAGTTCTAAGCTAAAGTTTCCAACCTTATGCATTCCTATGTGCTACAAGCTACCTACTTTCAGTTACCAATCAACAGGGCAATAGTTATTGGCTCCTACTAATAGATAGCGTAAAGTTATCGTGTTGTGATAAGTGGTGCGTCAATCCTTTCTCTTATCACAACCCATAGATGAGATGACCACAGATGTTTTACCTAGACTTTGTCTTTTCGGCTAACTCGTAGTTTCACATTGACCAAATGTCCCTCACTAGCTCCTTATCGTAGTTTTTCCTGCTTGCGACAGCTACGCTTCATTAGTTGGATTGCAGTCCAACTGTATTATTTCAGAGTATCTAGCCTAGTCTAGCTCTCATTATTACTTGTAATCGTTAATCCCTACGGGCGACTACAAGCTATGGTGATAACTTTACGATACCTACCATTGACTACATCATACTAAGTAATTAATATTCCTATCATCATACGATGTAGTCTATGCTAAGTATTACTTCTCGTATCTATAATAATTACCTAAATTACGCCTACGATTGTATTTGCTAGGTCGCCTAGCGTGAGGCATTTTGTCATCGCCTACATACCAATGTGACTTAATCTCATACAATCTTTTCTGTACTTCTTGTTCTGTTTGACCAAGATGTAGTGTCATAAACTTCATACGCCTATCTTTTGGTACGTTGTTCTTTGCATAATTCCACATACTTTTGTAGCCGTAATGACCACCTTTTACAATACTGTAACTAAAGTTTTTGTTACGGTGTTCGTTAATGTAATCTTTATCGTGATACAAGTCCCAATAATTTTGCATTAATTTCATTATTTACCCCTTTTCTGCTATATAAATAGCTTGTAACACACAACTTGGCTCTTAGAGTTACTGTTTTTTACTTATTGCAATAAGTGTTATGTGCTACAAGCTACCTACGGTAGCTGTAAGTTATTCGGATTCCTCTGTAGATTCTATTTTGTCCCACTCGTGATTGATAACATTTTCAGTATCAAACTCAACTGTGTCAAACTCTTCTAATGCAAGTTCTTCTGCTTTGTCCTTACTTTCAGCTTTTACAATAAAGCTAGTATGACTGTAGATATGAACCCAATATTCTTTTTCCATTACTTACCCCTTTCGTTCTTGATACATAAGTATCTATCTAGCCACCTTTTACAATGGCTAGTTAGATAATTACTCTTTGTAATTAATACTGAACTCTTTGTCTAGTTCTTGTATGAACTTTGACATTTGTCCAGATTGATTAAAGTCTGGTTTAAAGACTTCGTATGCGATAGCTACAATATGTTTAGCTACTGCATCGTTCATCTTATACAAACTCATAATCACCCCTTTCGTTATGATACTTTAATAAGTATCTATCTAGCTACCGATGAAGATAGCTAGTTAGATAATTACTAGTTACCCTTATACCAAAACTCTACTCTATTGTCTTTAATGCTATCCATTAAATATTTGACTGTGATGTATGAGTCTTTAGTTTTATTCATATAGATAGGAAAATCCTCTCTAGGTAACTCACTAGAAATTATGCTGGAATTATTAGACGGTGTTTTATATATTTTATCCAGCTTTGCTTCAAAGACTGAACCGTCACCGATTGGAGATACAACAACTCCAAGTCCTAACAAGTTTTCCGGCTGTATTAAATCGCTATCTACGAATTTTATTTGTAACCAAGTTTTCACTATTACCCCTTTTCTGCTATATAAATAGCTTGTAACCTACTTCAACATTAATCTAAACATTTTACTGTTTAGAACGTGGCTCACTACTATTGCTAGTATGACTAAATGACTTGTTTAATAGATTACAAGCTATCTACAATACCCTCTTAAAACAGGACGAACCTGTTTTAGAACTCTGATATTATTATTCTTTCAGTATTTTCTACTTGTATGACCATTGTCACATCAAATAAATCTTCTAATGTTTTTATGTCATCGTTTCCAACTTCTTGTAAACACTCGTGAAGATTTTCGTATTCTGTAAATTGTACGATTAAACCGATAGCGTCCATTGTGAATGGATTATCTTCGGTATAATCTTCCATAATGAATTCATAAAGAGCTTCTAGCCCTTCATAACTAAATTGGTCGTTATAGCTTGAATGTTCACCGAAGTTAAATTCCTCGATGAAATCTTGCTTACTTAGTTCTTTTATTATCATATTGCCCTCATTTCTTTTTTAATTAGGTTAGTTTATTTCTTGTACTTTGTCAAGTTCATTTACAAATCTATCCTGTTTTAAGGGGGTATCCGATACCCTCTAAGAGATAGCCAATCTCTTTTTTTTAAATTAATCCTAATTCTTTTTGTACGTGTTCTAATTCTGTTTGAACTTCACAAGCACTATAGAATTTATCTGTGTCAAAATTATTATTAATTTCTGCAAATATTTCTGCCATATGATACATTAAATTTCTTAACTCATATAACGCAAATATTTTTTTCTGCATACTTTCGTTAGAGTAATTAATCGCATCGGCTCTTTTTCTTAATACTTCTGCAATCATTTCAAAATGTTTTTTAGTCATATTGTCCCCTTTTCTATTAGCTACCTCTTAGGGGGTATCGTGTTTGGAATATTAGGTCGGGCTTATTACGGCTCCTCGCTCTTATTACTTTTTACAGTCCCCGAGTATCTTTGTTGTCGTTTCCGAGCAGGTTGTCTGTGAGTTTGACTTTGTCTGACTGTCTCTGTTCATCTAACTTCGTTTCAGATTTAACCGTTGTCCGTTAGAGTCCCAAGTCTCGGGGCCTTTACTTCGTTTTTGCCCCACCCTCTACTTAGAGGTTCTTGGTCAACCACCTCGCCAATTCTCTCAAGGTTTGCCTAATATTCTTTTGTCTTTGATTTTTTGGTCTTATCTGACGCCCTTTTCTTTTCTATGTTTTTAATCTTAGCAGATTTTATTTATTTGTCAAATCTCTTTGACTCTTTTATAAGTCCTCAAGTATTTTTCCTAACTGTATTGAAACTTATAAAATAAGTATAGCAGATTGAATTTATTTGTCAAGTTTATTTACAAGATTTTTTTAATAATTCTTTAGGCATACCATATCTAGTATGTTTGAAAGACTATACCAAATATGGTAGGGGGTGCTTGTCAAACAACATCTAGTATTCCACCACACCTACCACAATATATAGTATATCGAGACAATACCACTACATATAGTGGCACTATATATAGTATGTTGTCTATAGTCGAACATATGTTCGATAAGTTAATGCATATGTCAATTTTAGGGGTGTGTTCTTTATATGTCAGACCAAAATATATAACTTACACAAATTGTAAAAGCTAGTAAAGGTTGAACAATAAGTTAAACAATTGTTGTATTATTTATTAATTTTTTTAAGTGATTGTGAACACACATTAGGTGAACTTTCACAAAAGTATTGTGTAGTTTCACCTAATTGTTTAAGTGTATTCTTACACTCTTTACATTTCATATGTAAAGAGTAGATTAGGGGGTGATTAAGATGTAACGGGCTCTTATGCTTTAAAAGCTATTTTGTGCTATAAAACTTTTTTTTCTGTTGTCCTTGAGTACTGGGTTTGCGTTCCTACGTTATACTCTGAGTATCCCCAGCTTTCTGACTCCCGATGCCAACTTTACTTGTAACAACGTACTTCAAAAAGTTTGTTTCTAGTTGCTATAGTATCATAACTTTATTAAAATGCAAACAACCTAGAAAATCTAGGTTATCGTATGGGGATACGATATATTACAGTTAATGGACAGACTGATATAACGAGAGGACTTGAGGCGACTCAAGTCTTTTCGTTTATAGGTAGGTATTTAAATACCATACCCCTAGTAATAGAATACCTTACGATAGCTGTTGTCAATAGACAGACGTATGGTATAGTAAAAGTATCAACACCTCGTTGATTGTCTTTATTCAATTAGAGATGCCCCTTTCTTACCCTAGCTTGTCTAGGGTATGGTATAGTAAATGTATGAAAGATATAGAAGCAGTTGACTGTGACCAGTGTCTGCAACCTACTTGGGCTGATGACCTATATGATGGCTTATGCTCTACTTGCAGTCAGAATGATTTATCAGGATTCTTTGAATAAAAAAATTTTTTTACGACATTCATTTGAATTGTTGACTTACTTTGTAATTTGTGTAAGATAAATACAAAAGGAGAAGTATGACAGAAATTTACGAAATACAAGGATGGGCTAGTAATCAATTCAGAAATATTACATCTAGTGATTTAGAAGAAGAAATTAAAGAAGCAATTATTAAAGTAGGCTTTGAACCACACGAAGGTCATTCCAATAATTATTATATAAA